ATAGTCGATGTTTCCACATCATCCGTGAACATAAGGTCGCCTTGGAGTACACCCTTGATACCCAACTTGGAAAATTCTTTAAGTGCGACTTTAAACTTTGAATTAAGTGTACCTGATAAATCTGCATTAATTTCTGCCTCCGTTTTATATAATTTAGGAGACACGTTAAAGACACTTTTCTTTGCGACAAAAAACTTACCATCGGCGGGGTCAATACCAGCAAATATAGCAGGAGCCCCATCCCACTTTACCGTCATATTTACAGAAGACCGACTTCCACCAGCCAACATATTTCTGAGTGAACGTAGAAAATTGAGCGCAGCACGCCCACCATCTACACCAAAGTTGAGAATTTCATCCTCTAGGTGTTCTAGGTGAAGGTTCTTGCCACCTTTGTCTTCTGTTAGTTCTCTAAAGCTTATCATTATGACCCACCTGTAGCCTTATTCGCAACATCTCTTACATGTGCTTCCATCTTCTGGGCATTAGTAATCTCAACTGGAAGACCTGTGAGCGATATATTAGTTTTAAATTCTTTAGCATCACCAGGCATCATTTCATCTGAGTCTTCAATTATCCATACCTTTTTGATTTCAAAATCATCAGTTACAATCTCATCCCAGTTATCATCAGTTTTGCGGCGTTGCATATAACGAGTCAATACATCTTGAACCTGTTTGGAATTTTGTTTAAATACTTTCTCAACACCATCCAAATAATCCTTTATAAGAGTTTGCATTATTTTACCAGCATTTTTTACTTTAGAATTTTTATATGTCCCATGCATGTACATCCATTTTTCAAAATCATCTTTACCTTTTGGTTCATCTCCATCAAACGACTTTCCATATTTTTTGATTAATACTTTCAATAGTATTTCAAGTCCTTTTTGCATTTTCTTTACATCATCTGAACCCCACGGCCCCCTGAACCAATTGAACGCCATCATCCTTCTACCAGATGTTTCGGGAATAGACATAAGGTCTTCTCTGGCTGCTGCAAGAATGTTTCCATCCACTTCAACAACAAGACCACTACCACCTTGAATGCCTCTATAAATCGGTTGACTATCCATATTTGTAAATGCAGATATGGAACGCCTTGAGTTTTGGATTGCATACAACTGCTCAAAATTAGACATTCTTGTTACATGAAAAACTGTTGCTCTAACTTCTTTCGGGAATATTCTTCTAAACATGGAACCAGATAGAGGCAACCACATACTATTAGCTGACGAACCGGAGCCCCCTCTTACTATTGAAGTATCGGACATATCTGACCCGCCCATTGCATGAGTAAAAATAAGTTCTGATAAACTTAATGAATGCGTAGGTGCAAAATCTAATCCCTCGTATAACTCTTTAAAGGTTTTCATTTTATATCCTAAAGTTTAATTTTATATCCAACACGGGTTCCAGCAGCAGATGGACCACCATATGTTGATAATCTAAATTCTTTAAATAGAGGTAATTCGTCAACAATTTTGTTATTGATTTTTAATATATTATTTGTCGAATTTACATTATATAATTCAAAAGTATCATTTGACCTATTGTGAATTACAAAATAGTCATCACCACCCTTTTTGAAATGTTGCAATATCAAACTATGAATATTTTTCAGTAATCCACTACTTGTAGTTTTAAGTGAAGATGGTAGTTTGCCAGATTTAACCACTCCATCATCTCCAGCATATCCAATAGTTGGGTCAAGTTCTTTATAATATTCCATTACGGCATGAAATGCACCACCTTCATCGCCACTTTTCTTACGAATCTCATTCCATTTATTGCCCGGCACTTTAAATACATCTTTAAGTTCTGGAACACTGTCAATGTATAATTCCGTTGTCGTATCTAATTCTATCTTACCTACTTTTGACTTTGCGTTTTGTTTTCTTCTTGCAGTAATATCAAAAAAAGTGATTTCATTTTTTCTAGCATTGGTTCCCTTAATCTCAAATTGAATTCTTTTTTTACCAATAGTCATAACCAAATCTGGTTTTGTTGAACCACTAGGTGCAACAGAGAATTCTGATTCAAATTCTATCTTGTTCTTCAAACACAGTTCTTTTATGTATGCAGCGCATTCTTCTTGAGTTTTTGTTCCAGCGGCAACTCTTTTTTGACTCTTACCGCCGGGCTTTTTAACATGACTTATCATGATATACCCAGCAAAATCTTTATCATGAGCCTTCAATGACACCTTTGCATACCATGATGCGCCTTTAAGTTTATGAAGAGTTGCTGGAGCAGTAAACCAAACAGTCTTGTTTGCAGAAAGTGATTTAATTACTTTCCCATTTTTGTCTATTAAATTTGTTTGTTTTAATGTTGGGAATCCTTCTGGGTATGCATAATCCTCACCAGCTACTGGTGGATAAATAGTTCTTGTTCCTGATTGGGGTTTATCACCGCCCACTCCGTTAGGAAAATTATCCATTCCAAATGATGCTTCAGTGATGAGTAAGTCTTGAACCCTGTCAACATGACTAATATGGGATTCTGTTCTTGGCCTAAGTTGCCGAACGTATTTTTGCAAACTCATTCAATATCTCCATGCGTAATGTTTAGACTATTTATATAACACAGATTTTAATGAATGTCAAGTCATACTTTGAAGCCGCCGAAGTCTGTGTTGTCAAACACTGGTTCTGTGAAGTCTTCTTGACCACTATCTACAAGGCTATCTTGCTCAGATACTTTAATATCAAACAATCTCATTTTTGCACGATCAATTCCAATAACAAATCGTTTATTCACCGTTAGATCGTTGTACCTGTTTTTGAGTTGCTTGACTGCGATTTGGTTGAGCTCATCAAGTTCTTCATTAGAAATGAGTGCAAACATGAGATCAGCAGTAGCGGGTAAGCCAAAACTTTCAGATGTATCTTCAAGACCAACATCTGAATTGGAGAAACCTGATCTAGTGGTTTGTGTTGCCGACATAATTGGAACATTTGTCTCAACTGCCAATCCCCTAAGTTCCTCTGCAATCGACTTGATATACATGTAAGAGTTAACATTTTGCGCTCCTTTAAATCGACTAGATGCACAAATGTTCAAATAATCTATAAAAATAATATCAGGTTTAAATGACTTCTTGATAGCAAGTTCTTTAATCAGTCCTCTGAAATGTGCAGAGTGAGCTGATGCTGTTGGGTATTCCTTGACAATAAGTTTGCCAGAAGTTGATTTGATAATCTTAGCAATCTTGTTGTCAAACATTTGCTTGGGTAGATTATGCAAATCTTCCATAGAAATATTCATAAGGTTTGCATCAATACGTTCTGCGATGCGTTCCTCAGCCATCTCCAAGGTGATGTAAAGTACATTCTTACCTTGACTAAGGCAGTTTGCTGCAACATGACACATAAACAAACTTTTACCTACACCTGTGCCTGCAAGTGCAATATTCAGTGTTTTTGGTGGAAGTCCACCCTTTGTGATTTTATTAAAAAATTCTAAATCAAATGGAATCTTCTTTTCTACTGTATGGTAATAATCGAAGCGTGATTCTGAATCATCAAGGTAATCATGGCCAACAGCATTATCGAAACCAACAGCCAAGGCATCAGTAAGAATGCCAGGAATAGCATCTGGGCCACGATCCTTATCTTTTCCATCAATAATAGATATGCCTTCAACAATAGCGTTGTACACAGCCTTATCTTTACAAAACTTTTCTGTAGTATCTACTAACCAATCAAAGTCTACATCAGTAGAGCTGAGTGTCTGAATGACAGCAACAACTTTTTTATAATCATTCTCGTTTAAATCTTTTCTTCCCTGTACCTCAATTTCCAGAGAAGTTTGTGTAGGTATTTTATTATACTTATCTACAAATTTTGTTATCTCTTCAAAGATGGTTCTCTCTGTTCTATCAGAGAAATAATCTTTCTTCATGAACGGTAATACTTTACGAGCATATTGCTCATTGGTTACAAGCTGTGTAAGTGTTGTTCGTTCAATCGTCTGTAGCATATTTAATATCATCTTCCTTTGATTGATCACTTATGATATCCACTAGAATATCACCAATGAAAGTAAAAAATTCTTCATCAAATTCTTCTCTTGGTATTCCTACATTGTCTATTATAGTATATTCAAAACGAAAAGGCAAGGTTCCATCTTCATTTAAATTATCTTCTTCTGGAATTGATACCTTACCATAATTATATATTACATCCTTGAACTTGCCATCCTTAATCATTATGGAAGCAAAATCTTCGTCTTCCTGTGAAACAAATGTATAGTTATCTTTTATATCAGACATATTGTAAATAGCTTCCCATGATATATTTTGGATTTTTCACAGGTGCTTTTCCAGCATGTATCCAAGGCCACAGTGGAGGAAAAAGTAAAATAGACCCTCTCCGACAAGGTGACGAACCAGCTAAAACTTCTAATTCTGTTTGCCCTGCATAATTATCTGTGAGATAGACAAACATAACCAGAAAACGTCTGGCCGTTTCATAGTCTCTGACATCAACATGAGCAGGAAACTCATCTGTTGTATTAGGCAAATATCGTTTTATCTTAAATGCTTCTACACCAAATTTTTCTGGAAACTGAAATGGTTTTATACGACAATCTTTTTTATATTTTTCAACATTTTCCATAAACAAATTACTAAGAAAATCCAAATCTTCTTTAAATGGTGTATCAGGAGAAGACATTAAATTCAACACAGTCAAAGTTTTTCCCTCACCACAATCTTGTAACTTATGCATTTCTGGATGGGCTTCAAATTTGTCAACAAAATATTGACACTTCTCATCCGTCATTACATCATTATAAATTCTAACTAAATTATCCATTATTTTTTCTTTACTGTAAAATCAATACCCAATCGCTTTTCATGCGTAGTAATTTCAGAAGCGCAATGTTGAACTCTTGGGTCAAACACAACAAAATGAGTGGGAACCATAGGAATTGCTTCATCACCATGTAGAAATAATCCACCATCTTTGGAATTCCAATTACTGTTTAACAACCCAACAATCTTGATGTAATCCGTATCATGTTCATGGTCGATATGTCTATTATCTAAGCGATGTTTGTCCTTCATACTTATACCACAATAAGAAACCTCTGGATAAAACAAATCACTTCTCTTATCATAAATCTGAATAAGAAGGCCCATTGCCATTCCAGCTAATATTTCATCTATTGGCTCATTTTCAATAATATCAAGTTTTAGATGTTTATCTTCAAATGACATACCAATCGGATATTTGAGATTCCAATTACTACTATTCATCGCAGCAAATTTTAACATATCTAGATATGATGTAGAACAACAATCCTCAATCACTTGTAGCATATCTAAATTCTTTCATTGCAGCAGTTTCTAATTTTTGCATAATTTCATCAGTAAAATAATCTTTTGGATTGTTCAAAATAGTTTTACCAAATTGTTTGGAACCGTCAGGCAATTCAATTCGTGTAGATACCTTCTTGAAAATTCCATGTTTCTCTGCAAGCTCTAACAATCCATAATGTCGATCTAATCCCTTATCATAAGTCAACCGAACATCAACTACCTTATTCTCTACAGTCAAACGAGATTTATGATTCTTGCAATGAATAATATTACCAACAACTTCTGTGCCGTCTTTCTCTTTCCTTTTAGATAGATAGATGATGGACGATGCAGCATATTTCAAACCAGAGCCCCCACCCATTTCTTTTTGGGGAAACATGGAACCGATAACATCATAGGTATGATTGGTGACAACCATAGGAACTTTGGCACGACCTAGTTTCAAAGTCAATACACGAAATGCAGCTTTGAGAACTTGGGCCCTTGTCATATCTCTTGTCTCTTTACCATCTGATGTATCTTCTACTTCCTTGGTAGTAGATAGCATACCAAGTGAATCAAGACACAAAAATAAAGGTTTTTTGTCTGATTCATTTTGTAAAAGATATGAATCCAGAACCTTTAGAGCTTGTGTACGAAATTCCTGTACGGTTGTCACAGGCATAATGACCATACGATTAGGGTCTATACCCCTGTCCACCACCATCTGCTTTGTGATTGCAGATTCACTTTCAAAGTAAATTACACCAGCGTTGGGGTCTTTGTCAAGAAAGTTTTTAACAATGCCCATTAGAAAATAGGTCTTGCCTGTCGCAGATTCGCCGGCGAGGACCGTGATTTTATTAGCAGCTAGTCCACCGTAAAGCGAACCAGATAATAGTCCGTTAAAAATGTAAGAACCAGTATCAATAAACGAATCTACATCACCGGCTTCTACACCGTCAACTACCAAGGATGCATATTCATTTCCCACATCCTTGATTACATTCTTTAAAAAATCAGTCATATATTATATATCTCCTTATTTTATTGCAATAGCGCCAAGGAATAAAAAGTTCTGCCAGAAAACTTGTACACTCTTAAATCCAGCTCCCATCAACATGTCTTCAATCTCTTTCCATGTATTAGGTTTTAACATATGCCTAAGAGTTTGTTCCTTACTCATAATATCATCATAATTAAATTTCTGGCCTTTGAAGTCATAGTAATTAAAAGTTAAGATATCTTGAATAAATGCATTTTCTGTATATATTTTTTCTGCAAATATATAAGCACCACCAATATTTAAACCATCGTAAATTTTTTCAATTACAGCCTTACGATCTTTCTTAGGCATAAATTGTAAAGTAAAAATTGATGTTACAAGAGAACAATTATCGAACTCGTAATCTCTAACATCTCCTTTATGAAACTCAACTTGAGCCCAAGGTTCTTTCTTGTTTAATTTCTCTAATCGTTCATCTAAATTACCAAAAAATCCTTCAGCTATTTCAACACCAACATATGTAGCATTATTACAATGATCCTTATTATGTAACAACATTCCCTCTGTTGTCTTACCTGTAGAACAACCAAGATCAACTACATTTGTATTTTCTTCTACAAAATATCTTGAGAAATTTATAATATCTCCAAGTAAATTGCTATACCCACGAATTGACCAATCAATGTGTTCATCAAATCCTTCTTGCCGATGTGCAAATGTAAAATCAGCCATTATATTTCTCCAATACCTTTTCATAAATTGATGTTGCAACTTTTTCCATCATTATCGCTGGCACCATGCGCCCCAGCCTTTCTGCCTTTTGATTCCATTTACCTGTCAACTTGAAATCATCAGGTAAGCTCATTATACGCTTTAATTCACCTAAAGTCAACTTCCTTGGTTCAATCCAGTGAAATGCACCAGCAGTTGTATCGGCCGAGCCCATGGCCGTGATAGTGGGACTTGGTGTATATTGCGATAATCTTTTAAGATTAAAATGATGTCCTTTAGGATGATAATCTCCACCAGTAAGAACTTTATCTGGATCAATAGGCATCTTACTACCCGTCTGTTTCCAATATGCAGTGTTGGTAAATTTATCGGTCAAATACTTTATCTCTTCTGGATCATATTCCAAACCAACCATAACATCCTTAACAGGAATAACTTCTTTATCTGGTTCTGGAAATATTTGGGAGATGTTCATGAAATTATATCCAGTTTTCTTTGCAACATCTTCACGAACACCAATAAATATAACCCTAGTCCTTGTTTGAGATACACCATAATATCTACTATCCAACACCTTAGCGCAAACCTCATAACCAATGTTTTCAAATTCATTAAGTATCTTATTAAAATACTCCTTGGCCTCACCGATAGTCAACCCCTTGACATTCTCTGCCACGATCACCTTGGGTTTAATCTCTTTCGCAACTCGTAAAAACTCAAAGAACAAGTCTTCAATATTCTCTACAATCTTACCATCGGAATAATTTTTAGTTTGGCCCCAACCATCAGAGTGCTTGCCTGACACTTTCTCTATTGTTACATTACCCCATAAATCTACATGTTCTTCTTCATGTACATTGTGGGACAATTTACCAGCCACAGAAAAGGCAGAACAGGGTGGTGAACCATCTAGTATATCAATCTCACCAACACCAACACCAGCGGCATCCAGAAAATCTTTTCCTGTTAACTCCTTGATGTCGCCAGGAAGAATAACCGTGTCTGGATAATTCTCTGCATATGTCTTTTGTGCTTCTTCTACAAATTCGTTGATAACAAGAACCTTACCACCAGCTAGACGATACCCTGTTGAACTTCCACCACCGCCGGCGAAGGTCGATATGACTTTAAACTTCTCTTGTGCAGCTGCATCATATACATCTTGTAATTTATACGGGGAGTACACCATTGCTCCAATCTCTGCTTACATCCATCATTCTTTTTCGACCCTTAAAATTAATCTCATCATTATTTAGCAATGTTTCAAATAGCTTATCTACGCCAGATGCAAGATGTAAATTTATATGAGTCTCTATTCTACCAAACTTTTTGAATTCTGTAAAGTCCCTTCTTACAATACTTTTCTGTTTTGGTGTATTTAATTCTCTATAAGTTTTACTCATTAGATAATCACGAACCTTCTCATCAAGGTATGGTGTAATATGTTTCTTGTTATGTTCAATAACCAATTTATTGTGCCAATCTAATCCAGCACATTGTCCTTCTACAAAATAAGCTTCTCTAAACTGATTAAAGGTTAATCTTTTCTGGTTATGTTCTTTACAATAAGTTACATAATTTCTACCTTTCTGCATTGAACTATAACGCATCATTGCCTTCTTACTTACACCAAAATATCCATCAGCACCCCAGCCAGTTACAACATAAGTTTCTTTTATTTCTGGATATACATACAAAAATGGAAATACCGTTTCAAAATGGGTCTTTTTTCTACAACCCAATTCTACAAGTCTGTGCCAATCGGGAATTAGATTTTCTTTAGGAACTACGACTGGCGTAAATTCCCATTTCATCTTATATGAAACTTCTGCGGCCTTAGCAAAATCATATGACGTTTGATTTCCTAGTTGAAAACTGTACGCATGAACTTTCTTACCAGCATATTGTGCAGCAAGACCTACGGATATAGAATCAACGCCGCCGGATAGCAAAACGGCAACTTTACTATCCGGCACGTTGTTTTTAATATGATCTATTAAAAGATTTTTAATCATACATTATGCAGCAATACCTAATGCTGCTTCGATACCACTATAATCATCATCTTCTTTAGGAGCTCCATCTGCCACATATTGTGTAACATCCATTAGAATATGATTCTTATAGTTTTGTGGTTGATCTCCCCGCTTAAGATTAGGACACACCCCAATAATATTGTATGGTCGAGTAGCCGGGGTAGTTAATGACAAGGGCCCACCTGCCAAATCATTATTCACTACTGCATAGGTTTGTGTATACATTTTAGCGAGTTCTGAAATAAAACCTTCAACAACAGCTGAACATTTTTCTGGTGAATATGCATCAGTATAAAGGATAACTGGTGGCATTTTACCAGCATTAGGCAGAACATGATCACTCCAAAAACGAGAAGGTTGTGAACTTGTTCCAGCCTTATATAAAATAACCTTTGTTAAATCTATGTTTGGAATAAAATTAATCCAACTAAACCAATCATCACGACTCAAAACTAGTGTTAAATTATCTTTACTAACACTTCTTTCGAGAATCATATTAACAATTCGGGTCCACTGACCATTTTCATTACCAAACCGATCTCCAATATTCGTATCATTGACTAACCAATCCATGATTTCATCTGCATCTCGCTTCAGTTCTCCAGCATCAATTGCAGCGACACCACCAGCAACAAAATCTTCTGTTACAGAACGAGTCATAGGTTTTTGAACATTAGCTCGAAGACCTTCTGTTACCTTATCCTTTACAGGAGTATCAGTTTCTTCAAAATTAAAAAGTGCAGCTGGAATCCACTGCTGGGCTTTCTTAATTGCGGCAATGACCCTTGTTCGGCCATTTCGCATATCACCGTCAGTTCCCAAAGCAGGGGGAAATGAACCTTGATCCCAGCCATTTAC